CAAGCGATTCCATTGTTTCGCCAGCAATGTTTTCCTTTTCTTGACTAGATAAATCTTGAGCATCATCCATATTGATATCTCCACTCGGCAATTCTTGTGCCCCGAGAAATAGGTCTCTCGTAAACCCCAAGCACGACCTTGTGCTTGTTAACAAGTTAATAATACGCTCTAGAAATGGTTAAAATAATTCCACCGGTAGACCTAAAAGGAAAAGAGAAAGGATATAGATAAGACCTTAACGATGGCTTTAATAAGGATTAGCATATTACTTTCGGCACAAACAAAAATAGTTTTGACGAAGTTCGTTAGTGCCGAATAATGATTATTATCTCTAATATTTAACCATTAATAAAAATAAGCATTCGCAGTCGGTATTCAGGCATTCACGAATGCCTATCATTCTATTCCTCTTCAACCTTCTCCTTCACTGATGGATTCTCATGTTTATATACATCTTTTAGAATGTTCATAATCTTGGCGTTATAATCAAGTCCAGCTTTATGTCGATCTAAACCATGTGTCACTTCAGCTTTCTTTAGATTTAATTGATGATCAAATACATTTAATTGTGTATCAGTCTGTATTTTTTGAGCTTGTAACATGAGTTGAGCTTTTTCTAATTCTGCTTGCTCACGTTTTAATTCCAATTCCTGAGCTTTGATCTGTATTTCAGCTTTCTTGCGTTCAATATCAGCCTGCTTTAACTGCATCTCTTGTTGAGCCATCTGCATTTGTTGTTGCATCATCATGGCTTGAGGATTAGGTGGTTGCGGAGGAGGCTGCTCACCTTTCTCTTTAGCTAAAATTTCTGGTGGAACTAAATTTTGAAGACGTTCTTTCACTTGAGGCATCAATTGAATATCTAATTGTGAAGCATAAAGATCTGCAATCAGTGGAAATACTTGTTGATTTGCTGCAATCATTTGGGTGAAATATTCCAGGGCAACATCGCGCTGAACGGCGAAAGATGGTCCAGTATCAATCTCAATATCATAATCACCAGGTGTTAATTCATTTTCTATTTCACCATTTGGTAATTTCTTGTTCAAAGTGAGGGATTGTGTCTTGCCATCTGGCTTAGAAATGATAACATGTCGTTCGTCTTGACCATATACCACAGGCAAAAGATCAAGAACACAACGACCTGCCTGTTCGATTGCTTGGTTAAGATTATCAAAATAAACATATGCACTCATTGAGCCTTCTAATTTACGCTCACGTCTGGCTTTGCCTGAAATATCTCTGCCTTGCAGTGATTCCTGTTCAGAAAAACCAAGTATTTCTTTTATATCTTGGCTTCCTCTCTGGAAATGCTGCAATAAAGCCGGTGATAAATCCCAAGGTGGCATCTTCTGTGGCATCTGACCTGTCTTAGGATCAGGTTTTGCTCTCAATAAACCCATTTGCAATTCAGGATTACGCCAATCTTGCTCATATCCTGAAATGTTATCAGGTGTCCCTAACCACTGTTCACGTCGTCTATTTTTAATCTCAGCCGTTACTTCAGATCCAACATAGTTCACAAACTTTTGAGCATCACGTGCTTCATGAATAAACGATTTTGTATATTGCCTACCTTCAATAAAATAGGAATCACCATCTACAAATATAATAGGCAAGAACTTAGAAGGCCATTCAGTAAAATCAACGATCTGATTTTGCAATAATCGATAATGCATCATGCGATAATCTTGTGTCTGTCGTTCAGACACTATTTTCGTGATCTCATTCATGATGAGTTCTGGAACCATTGAATCACGAGCAAGATTTTTCTTAATCTTAAATTCTTCTTGCAATAACTCCCACTCATCTTTAGTCACTACACGACCATCTGATAATTTGTAGATAATCAATGGAAACCATTCTTTGTGATAATAATCACACATCACAATGGTATCTCTGGTTTCCCATTGGAAATCTAATAAATAGTAAGGGTCCATGAATGAAACAGGGTTAGTGATATAAGGATAAGTCGCGAAAAACTCACTTCTATCAAATACATAATTACGCGCACAATAATTCCCATCTCCTTTGTGTGGTTTCATAGCAGTAGGATCAAATGCGGTACGGGTTGGATCATTGATTGCCAAGAATTTAATAACTTGGTTGAAACTCTTTGGTGTCTCATATTCAATATCAATTTGAAATGCACCAAATCCTAACATCAATGCACTTTTAAATGCCGTTTGATAAACAAGATCATTCTGAGATTGATAACTAATGGTTCTAACGAGATCAGATCGAAGATTAATTTGTTCTTGAGTCGCTTTACCAGTCAAAGATCGCACAAGTAAATCAGGTTTATTCTTACGTTGTTCACCGACAATCTTCTTAGTCGCATCATAGAGCTTATTGAAAGTCATGGCAGGCTTGAATAAGCGAGTAAACTCACTTCTTTCAATTGCTGTCCATTGGTCTCTCAATACGAAATTCATGTCATCCTTACCGCGGACAATGTTTTCGTTGAAATAACCATTCCATATATTTAGATTTTCTCTTGCTTTCTGGATCACATCTCCTTCGTCTATACCGGCTTCAAGAAGCATTGCAATGCGTCTTTCATCCATTTCATACAATTCAGATGTTGTAAGACTTTCTTTGGAGACTTCTTCCATGGTTTACCAATCCTTTGGTTATCCAGCTACTTATTTGTGAATCGAATTTTGCTCAATATATTTCAAAATATCCTCTTCGCTATATAAAACAAATCGACCCACCTTGCTAAATGGAACTTTTCTCTGACCAGCACGATCACGTTTTAACCAATAATTACTTTTCTGTAATAAATCAGCCGCTTCTTGTTCATTAAGCATTTTTGGCTCATGACAATCCGAAGTATCTATTGGAAACTTATAACCGATAAACTTATCAATTTCTTTTTCACCAACCGCTCTGTTCATGAGACGAATAAAATCTTCCATCTTCTTAAATCTAACCACTAACTCATCCATTCTTTTGGTAAGAGTTGCACAATTACATGAAATAATATTTTTATTATTCATATTTCTTACTCATTAGCGGACTGAGCATCCCCCATAATAGAGATATCTTTGGATAATTTTGTCCAATCTTCCATCCACAATATCTACAATGATCTCTATGAACATGAAACCAATAACAAGCGCTCATTTGTGATTCGCTCTAAACCAAAGTTCTTCAGTTTTCAATTGATATTCTGGAGAAGGCATTTTATCAAATTCACGTTTCTCATCTTGTCGTTCAATGCCGGGAACTAACTTTTCAACATTGTCTGAATAAAAGTTCTTTTCCATATTCACCTCTGATTTATGCCTCATTTATACCAAGCGTGAGGCGCGCTTTAGTCACCAAGGGAGCTTGGTCGGTATATCTTAATGATATGTGATTATGGCAATACGGTTAGTGTTACCACACCATTCACACCAAATACTGGCTTATAAATCTGATGACCATTAGAAGCTGCCACAAAGATAAAATCAGTAGGTAAAATGCTAAATCCCTGTGCCTTCATGTAAGGATTGAGATAACCAGCAGCCACAACTTGAGACAAGGTATTAGTAGTTAATAAATGACCAAATCTTGGATTGATACCTTGACCAGTAAAAGTAATTTGAAATTCCTTAATTGGCATTGTCTATCTCCTTTAATTTTGCCATCTAAATACAGGGTTAAACATATCCACTCTCTCTTTCTTTGCTTTGGAATCCACAATACTATCGGCTGCAAACTCCATTGCTATATATTGTAAACAATCTTGAGTGTGTGAGGCATAGTTTTTATCTGGAATATCTCTATAACGCTCCTCACCAGGAACATTTACTCTTTTGTAACAGTAATCTTTACTGAATCCTCTAAACAGGATGGGACATCCCTTTCTGGATAAAAGAAATCCAGGTTTTCCGTCGCCCATACGGTTAAGAAAATAACGGACAGAGCTAATACGAGGGTCAATATGATTAGTGCGAGCACCATCGGTGTTAATTCCTAAACTATTTAATATGCCAATACAGGATAATTCTTCCATAATCTCATCTTGTTTAATACCAGATGGATCTGCTTTCGATAAACCAATCTTACAATAAGGGAAATCAACGGATAAGGCTGGCAGTACGATAGATTCAGCAAACGTCTTAATTCCCATATCTTCAGAAGTATATTCTTTTAATATTCTAAACTGACCACGTTCTGTAAATTGGGTCACAATACAGCTTGGTGTTAATCCAAAATCCCATCCCAAATGAATGGGCTCACCTTGAATCGCTTCAATTTCGTCAATCGTATGAATATCTGGATTAAACTCGGGATAAACCTTCTTACCAAAACCAACTGTACCATACTGTCCTAAGCAAAAGACCTTAACAAAATCTTCAATCTGTCCTTCAGCTAATTTTAAGTAATAATCAGGAGCGAGATTATTACTATTATCTGCATTAGGATTGCGCTGCCATTTTCCATCCATATCCTTAATTAAACCGGGTGGTTGATGAAATATTCGATAAGACTCCAAAGACTTAAGCTCAAAATCTTTATAGATCCAATGATCCATGTCAGGAGGATTCGTATCAGCAATAATGCCAGACCAATAATCCCCAGAACAGAAAGAAGGAGAAGGATAACGGTGATTAACGCGTCCTTTAAAATGAGAGAGAGCACCTTGGGGCACTTCAGATAACTCATTAATGTAAACACCCGTTGCTTCCAAAGATTTAATCTTTCTAAGGTCTTCTTCTCGATCAAGCGCAATAAAGATGAGTTCAAGCTCCACCACTCCATGTCCGTCATTGAATGTATGCTCGTACGTAAGCAACGGCTTTTGTCTTTTATTAATATCACCTAAATCAGCAAACCAAGATAACCAGGTCTGCAAAGTAGTTGATTGAAGTTCACCAGATGTGTTTCTAACGATTACCCATCGTGATCTGCGTCTATCGTTTGACCATGCTGGCATTTGACAAGCGCGTCTTACAATCTCATGACAGCACATTGTTGATTTACCAGATCCATATGGGCCAAATATTAACTTCACAAAACTATTATCTTCATGAAATATCTTACCAGTTGAAGTAGGAATATATTTCTTATTTCTGGTAGGACAATAAAGAATAGTTTCTTCATCGTGAATAAAAATATGATTAAACTGTTGGGATGTAATATGAGTTTCTACACTTCTTAGGCGTTTCTCAAAGGAGGAATACATTTTATTTTCCACTCGATTTATTTAAATCTTGATCTCTTATTTTTTCTTGAGTGGTAAATCTTTTGCCGCAACGTAAGCATTCCCTGCGTCTTTTTATAATATGATCATCATCGTGACGAGTATAAACCACGGATGTGCTCGGATAATCGCAATGAGTACACTGCATGTTAAATTATCTTTTATGCGGATAATCAGTCATGCATTCCAATGCAACCGCAGCTGTTGGCGCTAGTTTTGCATTTGGTGGATTATTAGAATGTGAAAATGGCGGTTCAGCATAGACATAGATGCGATTAGGTGGATTTAATTTCTCATAAGACTTTGGGTCTTTGTTATCAATTTTAGGATAACCAACTGGCATGTCATTTGGATTTTGTTTATTTGGATATTCAAAATTACAAGTATAATTATCTTCTTTTCCCTGCGCCATGTTACCGACCTCCTGTCTTTCTTAAACCACGTAATGTCTTAGCAAAAATAGCACGTTTTCTTAATATTGGATTTGTAGATTTAGTTGCCTTATCCAGTTTATCTTCAGGAATTTTTTCACCTTGTTTAATCTTTAAAGATTTTCTGAGTGCACCAGGATGTTTAATTGCAGCTTTGATAAAATTCTTAGGCTTTCGTTCCATGAAATATTCCTCAAAAAGAATATTATGAATCATTATTATTTAATTTCTTTAATCCTAATTCTTCTTCTAATTTTTCTAAACGTTTTGCATTTTCTTTATCTGCAACATTCGCACCATAACCTTCCCAATGCCTTCTTTCTAGCTTCCAAGCTGCTGCTTGCCATGTGCCTTTATTCGATGCCTCACGTATTTTTTGCAAGCAATATTCAGCATCATCTTGTTCAGCTTTTTTTACGTCCTTGTAGAAATTGGAATAGATTCCTTCCTCTTCTACCTCACCTTTTTTCATCCATGTATTAAATGTTGTGTAGTGAACACCAGCTGCTTGAGCTGCTAATTTATAGGTTGCACCTAAGCGAAGTGCTTTCAAAATAATCTCTTGACTCTCTTCAGTTAGCATCAATGGATGACCTATTCTCTTTTTAATTATTTCCATAAGATTATAATTACTGAGATAATTGTTAATAAATTATACATACATTCCACAAAATAATACAATCATGTTAATTAATTGATCCTGTCTTAATAATTTGTGCGAGTTGAGTAGCACGATCTCCCACTTGTTCAGCCCATTTTGAATTTATCATTTCTTGAGCCGCTCGCTCATAATCATGTGCTTCGAGTGCTAATATCATATTCTTAAATGCTAAAAATCCTTGCACACCTAAATTAAAGCACATGTCGATCAATGCAATCTGCCGATTATCATTGAGATCATGAAAAAAGTTAAGAAAATGGTTTAACTTCATTGAAAAATAATGAATATCTGAATCTAATAATTGCATGGCTTCAGTTGTAGATATACCACGATCGGATAAATTACGTCCAATGCCAATTGTTAAATGGCCCGTCGTATCGGTATAAGGAAATTGTTTATAGGACTCGTGACTAATTAATAATTGTCTTAATTTTTGTTTTGATTCTGGACTCAAAACATCCTCCCTGATCAATAAATAAACTGAACACAGATAATCCTCAAGATTATAATTGCAAAATATTTATTCAGGATCAACAAAAAAGAGCCCCGTTGGGTTCGGGGCGGATGGAAGTTTTACTGGGGATGGAAAATTATACACCAGCTTATTCCTTTTGTCAGGGCGCCTTTCCATCTTCATTGAGATAATCTTCGATAATTGCTTTGGCCTCATAAAATCCTCTAGCAACAGCTGTCGCATACCCCACCTTTTCCATCTTTTCCAACCAACTTAGTTGATCAGATGACAATCTACCTCCTGATACCCTCTTTAACTCAATCCAGAGACCATGGTAAAACTTTCTGGAGGACCCCGGTAGGTTAGGATAGGCTAAAAGAAAATCGCTTACACCTCGTTTTAGACCCATCAGAACAAGTCGTCTCCCAAAATGAGGGGTTCTCTTACCTTCGTTAGGGATATGAATCAGATATTCTCGACAAATGGGATGGTAGGCTGCCCATGATATCAATGCGCATGCTTCTTGTTCTTCAGTTGCTATTTCTTTGTCTGCCATGGCTTATATTCTCTTTAATCCTTAAGTTTCACGTAGAACATTGTCATCCATAGCATCCAGAATATCTTGCTTCGAATAACGCTGTAATTCCTGCAATACTTCAATTTTATTCTTGTCTGCATAAAATTTTATAGCAATTTTCTTTAATTCTGAAAACTTTTTACCCACATCTTTGTAACAAGTTACCCAAGGAATATCCTCAAAATAAATATTCTTCAGCTTTTCGCATAGTGATTCTCCTAATGTTATCTCCGATATCTTCGCTTCCATGCGAATCATGCTTACGTCTCCATTCTTGATCTGCTTCCCATGTCGGATGACCTGGGCCATATTCTTTTACTGTGCTGCATAGTTCGTTTGGTTTGATAATGGGTTTGACAATGGCTCTTATTGTAGATTTCACCTCAAAAAATCCTGACCATGAATTAGAGATAGTCTGATCAATGACAGATAAAGGATCATTGCCATTAGCTTGTAGTCGGATCAATTGGTTTAGGGCTTTCTTTTCTGCAAGTGGGGTTAGGGGCTTTCGTATTTCTTTACGGTGTTGCTTAAATTCATTCCATGAGGTTTGAACTAACCAAATAGGTAATTTTATTTCTTCATGAGGAATATATTCTTTGTTCTTTTTATTTACTTTGTTCTTTATATTCTTTGTAGTGGGTGGTTTTCCACACGTGTGGTTTACCAGAGGGTGGTTTTTCACACCTGTGGTGGGATTGTTGAATCTACTACCATTTAATACTCTTATTTCACTTTTCCTAAGCCTTCCGTTTTCATCACGTTCTCTTACATAATCAATCAAGTTACAACGCTTTAAGTAAGAGAAGATGCGCTTGATTTTA